GAGAACTTCTTCTTGCTTCGAGGGATTAGTATCGAGCAATTTAAAATTGAATTTGCGAACTTGATCTTCCATAATTCGCTGCATGATCTCGAAGCCCCGTTGCTTTACGCTTGCGGCTAAGATTCCACGCTCATCGTCGGTGAGTACCAACTCGATGTCTAACCCTTTTAGTTCGTTAGTTACTTTAAGCATGTCTCCTCCAAGAGTTGCTATCGTGTGGCGGTATCCAGTTGGTCTTGTGTAAAAGCTAAAGGCACATCTAAGCTATCTGCGGATTTATCACCCATAGAAGTTACGGCGACAATACTTCCATTCTCGTCAAATACTCCAGAACCGGAGTCTCCCCCAAATGTTGGTAAAATGAAATTTTCAAACTGGACAGTCAATGCCGGGTCCAAGTCTTTCATAGTGGAATACTTGACAAAATAACCACTACGATAAACGTCGGTGTTATCTCCCGGCGATCCCCAGACATGAACAGATTCGTTTGCAATAAGTGTTCTTTCATTGATGCTGGCCCACGTCTTGAAAGTCCGATCTACAAGATAAATTACGTGATCGTTACCGTCAATTATTGCAGCAACGATTTTAATAGGGTCTTTCTCGGCGTCCAAACGAATCAGATTACTATCCATGAAACAATGTTGAGCGGTCAAAATCGCGTGTGGGCCCACAACCGTGCCGGAACAGTGTCCGACTTCCTGATCCCAGTTATCACCTTTTAACAGATCAAAAACGGCAATACGGTGAGTAGTCGCATGCTGTTGTTCTACAGCCGTCTTCGTTACAAGGGCAGATACCGGGACAGGTTCGGTCGTAGGGACGGACATGCCTAACGCCAGCATGAGTGCTAGTACAAAAGCTTTCAACATATAGTCTTTCCGTACAGAGCATTCATTAGGCTGGTTCTCTCGCGAGACCCTCTGTTCCAGCGTACTTTCCCGTTTACACGGTTTGTATATTTATAAATTATCGTCATAATCCCCTTTCTGATACAAAAGGTAGGAGAGTGGTATCAGCACTCTCCTGATTGACTGATAGCGAATCAGTCAATTATAAACTACATAACTTGAGGCTGTTGTCCTTCGAGACCGCCTGTAGAGGGTTCTCCCTCGACAGTCTCGCTCAACCCTGATGCCTTGGCCGAAGCAATAACGAGATCACGCTTGATACGGTTGTTAGAGGACTGGTCCTCAAGTTCTTGTTTCTGTACAAACTTCTGCTGTGTACTCTGGTTTGCAGCCTGCATCTTCACCGCGTTCATTGCAGCAGGAGAATTAGCTTTCTGCTCTGCGATTTCGTCTGGCGTCATCGGTATGACTATGTCATTGCCGTTTTTCCATTCGCTGGCTTCCATCCACATCTTAAAGATCGTAAGGAAGTCAATTTTCTTTCCCTGTTTGGCGAGTGACTCCGCTAATTGGGGATTGTCGAGGAATTGGGTAAGCATAGTCATGCTCTGGGCCATAGTACGTTTCGCGGACATTGCAGCACCCGCTAAAACTTCGAAGTCCATAACAGCATCCCAATATTCTTGCATGCCGATGGATTTCGTTAATGGCTTACCAAGCACTTCACCTAAAATGTGGAGGATGGTAGCGTCCGACATTTTCGTGAATACGAGTTCATCCACGATATATAACCATGGTTTGAACACCTGTTCGATGAAGTTGTCTAGCGGACCATCCAGTCTCGTCGCTGATGCTGACGCCTGTATTGCTGCTCCACCAGAGGTTCTACCCATGCTGGAACGCGGTCCTGATGAACTACCCTGTACTAACTGTTGATCTGCGCCGGATGAAGATTCAGTCGCCTGTTCGGATTCCTTCAACGCCTGCCAAACATCAGAAGGCACTTTCGGAGTTTCCATCAGTTTGAATGCTTTATCCGCTTCTCCATCTACGGTCATGACCTTACCAACGCTGGTCTTAACCATCTGGGTGAAATTGTTTCCGTCACGTCTTTTTAGATAAATCGGGTTTACGCCGTATGACAAAATCTTGAGAATCGCGTTAATTGTTCCTTGGTCAACTCTCTGATTCTGACCTACGATAAGACCTAGACCCATACCATAAAACGACTTCGGTCGGTTCCACCAGTTGGCAGATAAAAACGGCAAACGTTTGAATTCGTTGTCGCCTTTATATAATACTTTCTGGCCTTTTAGGACGATGATCTTTTGTCGTCCATCCCAGTACTCAAGAACTTCCAACTTAGTCATCAGCGGGTTAGGCGTGATTCCGATATTGGAATCCTGAGCGTGGTGAACCGCGCCCTTCATGTATAAGGCCTGCTCAACCATCTGGTTCGGTGCTGATGGTGATTGCACTGCCCACATGTCTTTGAGATTATCAGGGAAGGACCAACCTTCCATTACTGCAGGGTTGTCTTTCGCCTCTAACTCTAACGCAATCCTGATAGCGTCTAAATCGTAGAAGTCCATCGCACGGACATCAATAGCCCATCGCGCTTCTCTAATATCTGCGACCGCTAACTTAGGATCGACGAGGACGGCGTCCAAGGGGCGATGCTCGAAGAACGGCATCGGGACAACCTTAGTCGTTGTGACGATATTAGGAGGTTTATCCTCGGGGATAAGATGAGTGTCAGGCGAATTATCGGGGCCCGTTTTTATGGCAGCAACGGCGGCTTTACGCTTGGATGTAGTAATCTCAGTCCAATCATATCCCCACTTCCAGATTCCCGTGCCGAGATGGGCCATCGTTTCGAGACCCCATTTCGTCTCTGTTTTAAACTTACTCTTGTCTAATATGTAAGAGAACAAAGCGGTCTTGGCATCCGTAATCTCCTGCTTGACGCCGGGGCGCGGACGAAGAATCATTGGCGGATCATCGTAAAACATACCCTTATACAATTGCGGGACAACCGAATTGCAAATCTTAGCAACAGTAAACCGCACCACATTAGGTTCGAGAACATACGTATTCTCGTATACCGTCATGGGGCGTGGTGCTTGAAACAGCAAGTCCGCATCTCTCCAGAGAAGGTTCCACTGTTTGTTCACAAGAAAATCACGTGCAGCTTGGGCTGATTGAATGACCGTTCCTAGGTGTGCGGAAAGATCGTCCTTCACTTCTTTTAATTCGCCCGATTTATTGTAGTTCTCGCCAGTAAGTGTTGTATTCGGATTACCGTCGGCCACCAATTGTGAATCAACCATTTCGGGCATATCGCTCCTAATTGTACAGCCCTGCATCTGCTAACGGGTCACTGTAACTCCCGGCATTTTGATGTTCTTTGACCGCGTCCTGCGTAGACTTGTCAGGATGATCCAAAGCTATGTTGAGAGCGTGCTGCTTAAAACACTTATCAAAAGTGCCCTTGCCATAGATATGATCGTACTGCTGCTTCTGTTGTGAACTAATTACAAAGTCCGGGGAGGCCTCTTGTTTCTTACCTTCCATGTCTGCATAAGAAGAGAACTGGTCAACAAGGATTGAGAGTGCGCTCACAATATCGTCATGTGTACTCGCTGCGGTCCCGAAATGGGAGAGTTCTGTGTAGAGTTCTTCGAGCCCGACCATCTGATTAGCAAATAATAATCGGTCATCTCCAAGGTATCTGAGAACAGGCTTAGCCTTCTGATCTTTGGCCGTAGCCTTACTACCTTTGCCTAGGGGTACAAACTCGATAGGTACACGTACACGCAACTTGTCCATTTCCCGGTAAATTTCTTTGCCGAGCCATTTTACACCAACGGATTCTTCGATACACATGCGTGTGGGTCGCCATTGGTTCGCCACAGATGCGATCTTTACAGGCAATTCAAACTCGTTCCATTTACCGCGAGCCATGTCGATAATGTAAAACCGCCCACCATAAATCAAGGCAGTTATCATAACGGTGTAGTCCGCCCAACTTTTCGTTGAGTACGCTGTATCAATACAGGTGACTACCAACCCGCTCTGGGGGAGTAAATTAGAATGTATTGTCCGGCGTTCGAGCAACTCACGCGGAAATTTTACCGTGTGTGCTCTCGTCGGATCGTTCAGATATTTAATTGCGAAGCCTTCAGCGTCATGCATCTCTCCGCGAAGGAACTGATAAGTTAATTGGCCGGGAACATTGAACCATAACTCATAATCCGACTCCGTCATCTCACTTTCAACTTTACCAGCTTTCACTGCGGTAGCATTTGGCCACCAGCAAGGACGCAGATAAACTTTCATGTTGATGGGGTCGCCGTTCTTCTCGCAGACCTTTATGTGCTTCATGTCCTGACCGTACGTATCCTCGGAATCGTACCACGTTCCGATTTTATCGTAGAATCCGTAGGGATGGAGCATCGCTTTGTTGATGCTGACTTGCTTGTTGACGTTGATAATTCTATCTACTGTTCGGCTGTTTTCATTAGTTACAACGTCATCTAACTTCATGATGCCCGCGTGCCAACCGGATAAGTTCTGATCTATAGATGCCGCCCAAACGGTGGAACCTGTGCCTTGAACGGAACTGGCAGGCGTATCAAATTCAGATTCTCGACCATCATCTTTGTCGATACAATGTTCCGCGAATAGGACCTGAAACATGAACGGAGTATCATCGTCTAGAGTTCGAGGTTTGATAGCTTTCTTCGTCGCAAACAGGTTGACATCATCCATTGTTCCTTCTTCGAGTTTGAAGAAGCCTTTGATTTCGCTGACGAAGTCTTTCGCCAATTGCAACACACCTGTGAGGATGATAACCGTTACCTCAGGCCAGCAAATCACATACTGTACCGTATCCGCCATGTCTATTGAACTTTTGAACCCACCACGAGGAACCAATAATAAACGTTGCTTCTGCTCAACATACTCTTGAGCAAACTGTTTGAAGGTTTTTACTGTTGGGTCTTTTCTTACGAAGAAAGAATTGCAGATGCCCTGATGGGTATCATGCGTCGTACCATCGATCCAAGTATATGTTTTGTCGGAACAGTCGCGATACTTTTCCAAAAGATGGCATAGTGCAAAAAGATTTGTTTGGGCCATGAATCTGTAACGCAACATGCGATTTAACGTTTCAGGGTCGTCGTCAATGACTACTTTATAGGACCGACAAACGTCGAGTACACGCTGCTGGTGTACCTGTTTCATCCGGGTAAAACTGGCCAACGCCCCCTTATCCATTTCTTCAGGAGACATTCCTAAATGTTGATAATCCTTATCCAACAGGTGCTTCTGAAACCAACTCTCCAATTGATCGACCGTCATGAAGGCCTCTCCAATATTCAACATAGTCTATACTGCTACTGGCGGTGCGCCTGCTGGCGGTCCTGCAGGTGGTGCTCCGGCAGGTGGTGCGCCCGCGTCTTCCCCACCGAGCATAGAAGCGACATGCGCTCCTGCGGCTGCGGCATCCGGGGAAG